CCTTTATGGACAATCACATATCACATATTTTAGATACTACAAATCCTGATATAAAAACCTTGATGTTACAACAATGCCCGAATATTATTCAATGTAGATTTGATTATGACGATGCCAATTTGGGATTATATGAAAAAATATTTATGAATCAAGCGTTTGTACCATTAGGTAGTGCATATAGTATTGTATCCAAATGGTGAAAATATTTAGTGTATTTCTTTTTTATAGTGTTTATATAATATAAAAAAGAAAGAAAGAATGTATAATATAAGTCATAAAAAAAAACATTCGGTGACACATCATCACTCAAAAACATATAAAAAGAAATATAAACGATTGAATTGTCATCCATCTTTACATTTAAAACAAAAAAAAATACTAGATTATTCTTGTTTTACAGCAGACGCTCTAGAAACATTGAAAAATACCTATAATAATAAAAATCCGAATAGTATGATAACTACTAATAATCCTAAAGAAATATGGGAACAATTATATCATAAAAATCAACATTGTGATCAAGAACATTGTTGGGTACAAAATATTGCAGATAAACATTTACGCGATAAAATAAGTAATTCATTTAGTCCTTTTCAACCATCTAATTGGAAAAAAAATAAAAATGCATGGCTATCTAATTTTGATATAGATGCAGTATTGAAACAATATCAGGAAACATATCATGGTGAATTCATTTCTTTAGGTCCAACTCCTATTGATTTTGATACAAAAAAAACAAATGGACAATGTGTATGGCAAGAATTATGTAAATTATCTTTATCGGTAGAATATAATAAAGGTGTACGTAAAATTGGGATTATTTATAATTTAGATACACATAAAGGTTCAGGTACTCATTGGGTTTCTATGTTTATTGATATGGCTGAAAATACGCCATTTATTTTTTATTTTAATAGTACTTCTCAACGAATGCCGAAACAAGTGAAGGATTTAATTAACCGATTACAAACAGAATGGAATACTTTTCGTGGAAGTTCATTTCAAGTATATAAAAATACGAGAACCCAACATCAACGTACAAATAGTGAATGTGGTATGTATTCATTGTTTTTTATTATTACTTGTTTAACGCGTAAAACGGATTTAATGCCAGATAAAACACTTACTACTACAGATTTAGTAGAATTATTTGCAGGTAAACATAGAATTGATGATAAATATGTTTGGAAATTTCGGGATGTTTATTTCAATGCGTAGTTATAGTTTTTTATATATGAATTCATTCAATTCAATTCAAAGTAATATTAAATATCCATTTCAAAATATATATGATGATTTTACAAATGTATCTTCTATCATTTATCAAGACTCTAATCCTCAAGTTAATCCTAGTTCAAATGTAAATGCAATTTACTATATTGGAATAACAACTAAAAATAGTACCTATATTACTCCAAATAGTATGTTCACAAGTAATGGTAATGCTTGGTATTTAACGAATAATAATAATTTTAAGTATGCCACAATAAATAGTAATACAGATATTATAGGTATTGAAAATTCATATTTTTACAATAATACTCCTATGCAATATCTAAGTGCAAATTCAAGAGTATTTAATATTTATTATCAAACTAATGGACAAACCCCTAATGCGAATATTTATACAAATATTAATGTTTCTACTGCAGGTACATATACCGTTAGTTTTGCAAGCTCTTTTCATGATAAGCAGTTAGGTAATAGTAATCTACCATTTTTCAATATGAAAGTGACTTTAGGTTCTTCTTATATTATATTTAATAATACAAATGTAGTATATGCAAGTTCCGAGAATGTTAGTTTAAGTGCCTATTATAAAAATAGTACAGGTACAAGTGCAACAAGTACATTAATGCAAAATAATCCAGCGATAAATGCCCTTGTTGGTTCTTTAGTTTTTATAACTTTAACATTTACAAATATATCTGTTGGAACGAATGTATTAAGTTTCGGAGCAGATACTATAAATACAAATATTAATGGTTTTGGTATTTCACAAATTGGTGTAAATTTTGTATAGTTAAAATGATCTTCGCGATGTGAAAAGGTGTAAAATAATTAGTAAAACATAATATGTTTAAGTAGAATATAATATATTATGTCGCTACAAAACGTCAATAGTTATACATACACTCCTGGTTTTACTCAAGGACAATATCATAATGCGGTTATATGTATTAGTGGAAATGTCCAAAGTCTGTATTTAAATGGTAATTTAGTCGGAAGTACAAGTACTGCAAATAATATTCTCTCTTATTACCCAAATATTAATCAGATTTTACTTGGATGTGCAGGAGATAAATCCAATGGGTTCACTGGGTATTTAGATGATTTCCGTATGTATAATTACGCATTTAATTCTTCTCAAGTTTCTAATTTATATTCTAATCGTAATCTGATAGCATATTATCCATTTGATACTAGTTTAAATACTACTACTGCAAATCATTCTACATTAACATACGATGCTACTCTAGTAGGGGGTAATGCAGTAATTACTACAAGCGATAAAACATATAAAGTAGGAACAGGAGGATTAAGTTTGACAAATACTGCAGGAATAACATCTACATCTTATGTGAATTCTACTTGTGGATTTTCAAATACTGCGACAAATAATTTATCTATTTCTATATGGTTCCAAACTTCTGCGATTTCTGGACGTACTATGCGTTTAATTGATTTATGTCCTGCAGTCGGAACACCCGGAATATTTATAGATATTAGTGGAACCAATGGAATTAATACTTTGTATAATAATATTCCGATAACATTACCAACTACTAATGGATTGATTGCTTATTTCAATTTTGATGGTACAATCGGTTCTACTACTACAAAAGAAATAATTAGTTCCACTAATATTACTGGTACATCTATTATAGATTCAAATGCAAAATTTGGTACTGGTTGTTTAGATTGTACAGGTACAAAATTTGTTACTGGTACTGGATTAAGTATAACTATATCTACGCAATTAACAATAAGTTTCTGGTTAAAAGTGAACCAAATCCCGAATACAAACTTTTTTTGTTATTTTGCTTTATTGGGTAGTTATAATTTATTTTTTAATAATTATACAAATGGGGTTTGGGGGTCTAGTATAAGTTTGGGTTCAAATAATCCTGGTGTTGGTGGATCTAGTGGTCTTGGTAATTTTCCTATTTTTACACCAACTGATACGACTACCTGGAACCATCTATCTATTACAATAAATGGTACAAATTGGGTACAATATCGTAATGGAGCCCTAGTATCTTCAGGTACAAAGGCGGGTCTCACACTTGCAGATACCTATACTAGTATTACTTTTGGTAATTACCCAGGTGGTGGTCAGTCTGCAAATTGTTATTTTGATGATTTCCGTATATATAATCGTGCATTAAGTTCTAATGAAATATCTACTATTTATACAGCGACCCTATAAATATAATATACAATATATAATTTTTTATTTTATTATTAATCTACAAAAAATTATATTATCTTCTTCTCTCTATCGTTTTATTCTATCTTACTATTCTGAATTAATTAAATGCACTCAAGATCTGATTACCACTAATATCTATAGAAATACCAGTTGTTCTATAAGTCGTATTTGTAGCATCAAATAAAGACAACAATTTTCCTACAGTTCCTGCACCATTAAACCATATAGAAAAGGTAGCATTATTTGTTAATGCTACTGGTGATGGTTTGGAAATAATATATTGACTTGCACTATTTATTGCAGAATTTCCATAAGCAGCACCTGCATTTAATATCGTCATTGCGCCTGTTCCTACTTGATAATTCATTACACTAGTAGTGATTCTTGCCCCACCAACCATAGAAGCATCATATGCCCAACTAACTACATTAGGTGTTCTATTATTAAAACTACGATCAAAAGTATACATCATACTAGGATTCATATATACACTTTCACCAGTAACACTTGCAATTGGTAATAGATTTTGTTGTACGATTTGGTTTGTACCATTTATATTCAAAGAAATACCTCTATTATCATTCGCATAAGGAATGTCAAATAATGTCTGAATATTTCCTGCAACACCAGTTGTTTGAAACCATATAGAAATCGTCATAGAAGTAGTTGGTGTAGTTGTAATAGTATCTCCCAAATATGCATATTGAGTAGTAGTATATGGATCAGAAGAATTATTAGTATTTGTTACAGTTAATGCTCCATTTCCATTCACAATTGGAATCGTTTTAGAAATAGCAGCACCACCAATTAATGTTCCATAACTACGTGCTTGTCCTCCTGCATAATTACGTATTGTACCATTACTAATACTATCTAAAGTATACGAAACAATCATAGAAGGATCAATAACTGGTGCATAAATTGGACCATAATAGAAATAAGTACTTAAATCCGCTTGGACATATCCTGCAGTACTTAAATCTCCCTGTGAAAATCCAGCAGCAAGTAATTGAGTAATCGTATATCCTGCTGCAATCCATTGAGCCTTTGTTATTCCGACATTATTTAATTCCGAAAGTGTATATCCATTATTCAATAAATCGGTAATAGAAAATCCAGCATTTACTAATTGTGATATTTCTATTCCTGCTGCATTAAATCCAGTATTCATAAATCCAGGAGAAATATTCATTTGTGTTAGAGTATAACCTGACGTTAATAATACAGAAACTGAGCAATTGGCAGCTTGTAATTGATTAATCGTTATAAAACTCGTATTATATTCTGCGGGGGTATATCCTCCTGTAGATATTTGTAATAATGTGTATCCTGCTGTAAATAAATTAGAAATAGTATATCCGGCATCGTGTAATTGGTTTGGACTTATACTAGCATTACTGAAATCAGTTTGTTTAAATAATCCAATATTTAATTGTGTCAAGGTATATTGAGCATTTAGTAGATCAGATACTTTATAAGAAGCATTGTATAAAGTATTGATACTAATACTTGTATTAGAGAAATCAGTAGCAGTAAACCCGATATTTTTGATTTGTTTTAATCCGAATCCATTATTGGAGAAATCAGCAATAGTGAAATTCGCGTCATGTATTTCTACTAAACTGAATTGTTGTACATATAAATCCATAAATGAATAACCTGCCGATTTCAAATTAGAAGCATAATATCCTGCACTAATAAAATCAGGCTCATAAAATCCAATTTTATTTAGTTGTGACAAACTATATCCTACATTAATAAAATCAGGAATAGAATAACTAGCGTCTTGTAATTGTAATGGAGTAATACTAGAATTACTGAAATCTACATTTGTATATCCTAGATTTTTTAGTTCATATAGAGAGAAATTAGCTTTAATTAATTGAGATAAAGTAAATTGTTTTTGTAGAATTAATTGCGAAGCTAAACTATTTAAATCACTAGTAGTATATCCAATAGAACGCATATCTGGTACTGTAAACCCAGCATTGAATAATTTATATGCAGTAAATCCATTGGCTTCATAATCGTTTTTCATAAAAGTAAATCCGTTTAATTGTGTTAATGTGAATAAATATCCGCCACTTTCTACAAATTGAACAATTTTAAACGTAAATCCTGCAGTAACTAAATCAGATAAAGCGTATCCGGCATTCACTAAATCATTAGAAGTAAATCCAACATTTTTCAATTGGGTTGCAGTTATACCTGCATCAGAAAAATCAGTCAAATTATACCCAATACCATCTAATTGTACTAATCTATATCCTGCATTCAATAAATCTGTAACAGAAAAATCCGCAAGTTGCATATCAAATGGATCAAAACGTTGATTATATAAATCTAATGCACTATACCCAACGTTTTTGAGAGATGTTGCACTATATCCTGCATTACTGAAATCAGTAGCTAAAAATCCAATATTATTCATTTGTAGAATAGAATATCCAACATTAGATAAATCTGCAATTGTAAAAGAAGCAGTATATAATGCTTGCAATGTAATTCCAGCATTTGTGAAATCAGCTACTTTATATTGTCTTGGAACTGGTAAATTCATTTGTTTTAAACTATATCCTGCATTAGATAAATCCGCAACAGAATATGATGCATCATGTAAAGCATTGACTGTTATTCCTGCACTAGAGAAATCTGTTTGTAAATAACAATTAGGATATGGTAAACTCATTTGTTTCAAACTATATCCTGCATTGGATAAATCTGCAACAGAATAAGATGCATCGTAAAGTGCTTGTACTGTTATATTTACATTAGAAAAATCTGCAACTACAAATTGATTTGGAATAGGAATATTCATTTGTTTCAAACTATATCCGGCATTAGATAAATCTGCCACAGAATAAGAAGCAATACGTAATTTTTGTGTAGTAATACCGGCATTAGAGAAATCAGGTTGTAAATATTGATTTGGAACAGGAATATTCATTTGTATTAAACTATATCCCGCATTGGATAAATCTGCGATTGTGAAAGAAGCATCATGTAAATTCTGTACGATAATTCCAGCATTAGAGAAATCAGTTTGTAAATATCCAGCACCATTTGTTTGTTTCAAACTATATCCAGCATTAGATAAATCAGTAATTGTAAAAGAAGCATCGTGTAATGCTTTTACAGAAACGTTTGCATTAGAGAAATCTGTGATAGTAAATACTCCTCCATTCATTTGTTTCAACGTATATCCTACAAAAGATATATCGGAAATTGTATATCCACCAACAGTATGTAAAACCGAAACGCTATATCCAGCATTAGAGAAATCTATGGCAGAAAATCCGATTGTTTTCATTTGTGACAAAGAATATAATTGATTAGATAAATCGGTAATAGTATATCCTGCATTACGTAATTGTTGAATAGTTATTTTAGAATTAGAAAAATCGGTTTGTACAAATCCAACATTATCTAATTGATATAAAGCATATCCTGCATTAGATAAATCTGGGATAGTATAGGATGCATCATATAATGATTTCACACTAACTCCTGCTGCAGTGAAATTAGCCGCAGTGAAATTATACGATTTCATTTGTTGTAATGTATATCCGGAATTAGATAAATCAATCACACTGAATTTCACAGTTTGACTAACAGTTGTTCCAAAAACACTGAAATCTGTGACAGTATATCCTACATTTTGCATTTGTGATAAAGTATATCCGGCATTAGATAAATCAGTTACTGTATATCCTGCATTGCGTAATTGTTGAACAGTAACCCGGGCTCCACTGAAATCCGCGATTTTGAATCCAAGACCATTTACTTGAGATAATGTATAATTTTGATTTAATATATCTACTAAAGAATATTGTGCAGTTAATAATTGTTGAACAGTAATTCCGGCATTAGTGAAATCGGTGGCAGAAAATCCGACAGTATTTATTTGTTTCAATGTATATCCTGCATTGAATAAATCAGTGATACTGAAGAATTCATTATGTAAATTACTAGGACTTACATTCGCCGCACTGAAATCTGCTACAAAATATATATTCGGAACTGATAAATTCATTTGAGATAATGCATATTTCGCATTAGATAAATCTGTCACTGTATATCCTACATCATATAGATTCTGGACACTTACACCAGCACTAGAAAAATCAGTTTGTATAATTCCAGAAGTTGTATATTTCATTTGTGGTAAAGTATATCCTGCATTAGATAAATCAGTCACTGTAAATCCGGAATTATATAAATTACGAATACTTACATTCGCTGCACTGAAATCTGCTACAAAATATATATTAGGAACTGGTAAATTCATTTGAGATAATGCATATTTCGCATTAGATAAATCTGTCACTGTATATCCTGCATCATATAGATTCTGGACAGTTACATCTGCATTAGAAAAATCGGTTTGTATAATTCCAGAAGTTGTATATTTCATTTGTTGTAAAGTATATCCTGCATTAGATAAATCGGTCACTGTAAATCCAGAATTATAAAGATTACGAATACTTACATTAGCTGCACTAAAATCTGCTACAAAATATATATTAGGAACTGGTAAATTCATTTGAGTCAAGGAATATTTCGCATTAGATAAATCTGTCACTGTATATCCTGCATCATGTAAATTCTGGACATTTATGTCTGCATTAGAAAAATCCGTTTGTATATATCCAATACCATTTAATTGTGATAAAGAATATCCATAAGCTAATAAATCCGCGACAGTAAAAGAAGCATTAAATAATTGCGGAATAGTGATTCCAGCATTAGAGAAATCGCTTTGTACATATCCATTTGGGAAATTCATTTGTGATAATGTGTATCCAGCATTAGCCAAATCCGTTACAGAAAACGACGCATCATATAAATTCTTTGGAATAACATTTGCCGCGACATATTGTGATTTAATATATCCTCCCACTCCTCCTACAAAAGGTAAATTCATTTGAGTTAATGTATATCCTTGATTAGATAAATCGGTTATAGTATATCCAGCATCATGTAAGTTTTGAACCGTAATTCCTACACCAGATAAATCCGATTGATAATATCCGACACTATTTATTTGGGATAATGTATATCCATAACTAAATAATTCCGGTATAGTATAAGTATATCCTTGATTTGATAAATCAATAACAGTGAAAGAAGAGTCTCGTAAATCAGAAGGTTGTATTCCTGCATTACTAAAATCGGCATACTTATATCCGATATTATTCAAATCACTTACACTAAATCCTTGTGATAATAAATCGGGAATTGTATAACTTGCATCATGTAATTGTTTCACTGTAATTCCAGCATCTAAGAAATTATTTTTAGAATATCCCAACATATTTATTTGTTGTAAACTATATCCAATTTTATAAATATCAATTAATAAATATCCAGCACTATATAAAGAATCTTGATCATATCCAGCCGCACTGAAATCATGAATTGTAAACCCGATATTATTCATGTTTCGTAAAGTATATCCAGCATTAGATAATTCAGTGACAGTATAACTAGCATCATGTAATTGCTGAATAGTGACTTTTCCAACGGTGAAATTCGTAGAGGTAAATCCAATATTATTAACTTGTTGTAAAGTATATCCTGCAGTTAATAAATCGCTGATAGTATATCCTTGTGATTTCAAAATACTAGAAGTAAACCCTGCAGATTTCAAAGTAGCTGCACTTACTCCTCCTGCCGTGAATTCCGTTTTGGTATATCCAGCATTCATTAATTGATTTAACTGCCATAAATCATTGGATAAATCATATACAGTAAACCCAAGAGTACGTAATGCTTGTGGGGTATATCCAACTGCACTGAAATCATATATAGTGAACCCAGTTGTATTCATTTGTTGAATAGTATATCCAATAGCCGATAAATCTAATATAGTATATCCTGCTTTATATAAATGATCAATGTATACTCTCGCTGCAGAAAAATCAGTTTGTATAAATCCAATTCCATTCATTTGACTAAGAGAATATCCTTTTGATAATAGATCAGAAACATTAGTAGTAGACATATTATATAAATCTTGGATCCTGTATCCTGCTGCAGAAAAATCAGTTTGTACATATCCTGCAGCCATCATTTGAACTAGATTATATCCAATATTAGAAACATCAAAAATAGTGAAACTAGCATCACGTAAATTACGAAGACTAATATTTGCTGCAGAAAAATCGGTTTGTAAAAATCCAAGATGATTCATTTGTGACAAAGAATATTTCGCATTGGATAAATCTAGGATGGAAAAAGAAGTATCATATAAATGACGAATAGTAATATTAGCTGCAGAAAAATCGGTTTGTAAAAATCCACTAGTTGTACTAGTAAATGGAAGATTTAATTGCGACAAAGAATATTTCGCATTAGATAAATCGGTTATAGTATATCCTGCCGATTTTAATTGAGGAATAGTAATACTTGCTGCCGAAAAATCAGTTTGTAAATAACCAAGACGATTCATTTGTGTTAATGTATACAATTGATTAGATAAATCTATAACTGTATAACTAGCGTCATATAATTGTTTCACCGTTACTTTCGCCGCGGTGAAATCAGTTTGAACAAATCCGATATTATTTACATCCAACAAAGTATATCTTTGATTTGATAAATCGGTGATTGTATATCCAACTTGTTTCAATTGTATAGGTAAATATTCTGCATTAGAAAAATCGGTTTTATAAAATCCAAGATTATTTATTTGTTGTAAAGAAAATCCAGATTGAATAAATTCAGACACTGTATATTTTCTAGTAAATAAAGAAGTTGCTAATCCAATTACATCTGCATTAGAATATCCTGTATAAAACAATTCTGCTACAGAAAAACTAGCATCATATAATTGTAAAATTGTATATCCAGAAGTGGAGAAATCACTTTTCAAAAATCCTTTTCCTTTCAAATCTATTAACGAATATTGTACTGCTCCTCCTGAATTATCCGTTAATTGTTTCACAGTAAATCCAGCAGTCACTAAATTCTTTAAAGAATAAGCACTCATAGATACTACCGATGGAACGACTAATTGATCAATTGTAGCTGGTCCGACTAAATTAAATGCAATTCCATTAATTTGGATTAAATTAAATCCAGAATTAATAATATCAATAATCGTATATCCTGCACTTGCTATATCATATGCAGTAAATCCTTGAGCTTTTAAATCAGATGCCAAATAATTATTATCTCTTAATATTCGTGCATTAATACTTGCTAAGTTAAAATCGTTTTTATTAAACCCTATATTATCTAATTGATACACAGTAAACCCAATACTTAACATTTGTTGTACAGTAAATTGTCCTGTGGCAACTAATTGTGTAGCAGTGACATTGGCATTTTTATAATCTATTTGTCTATATCCTAAATTTGTCAAACTAGATAATGGAAATCCTAAGGTTAATAATTGAGATAAAGTACATCCTGAACTCTTTAATTGAGAAATAGTAATATTAGCCGCTACAAAATCAGAATATTGAAACCCAGCAGGTATTATTTGAGATAAATTATATCCTTGATTTAATAAATCCGAAACAGTAAACCCTGCACTATATAATTGGTTTACGGTGATATTTGCTGCACTAAAATCCGTAATGGTAAATCCAATATTATTTAAATCTGTAATAGTATATTGTTGCATACTTAAATCTAGAATAGTATAACTTGCATCGCGTAACATTTTAGGAGTGACATTACTATTGGAAAAATCGGTTTTATAAAATCCGATATTTTTTAATTGTGTTAATGTATAATTTGCAGATAAGAGTTGTGTAACTGTATATCCACCAGTTTGTAATGCAGATAAAGTAAACCCAATAGATTTCATATAAGATGCAGGAAACCCAGCATTTAGTAAATTAGACACATAAAAATTCTGACTAGTGAAGTTCGCAGCAGTTAATCCTGACACATTTAATTGAGATAATGGAAATCCAATAGTAATTAATTGAGAAATAGTATATCCAATACTAACTAGATATGCGGCAGTATATCCTGCAGTTGTAAAATCTGCGGCAGATATTCCGGTAGTTGCTAAATTAATCAATGCAAACCCACCATTGACTAAATCGGTCAAACTAAATCCGATTTGGTATAATTGTGTAGCGTTATATCCTGCATATTTCAGTTCTGTTACATTGAATCCAGTACCATTTGCATATAATTGCGACAAAGTAAATAATCCAGACTGTTTCAATGTATATGCAGCATTTGTACGGTTAGTGGATTCTAAACCTGCGTTTAATATATCCAAACTACTTAGAGCAGATAGAGCAGATGAAGGATAATTTGCAGAAATGATTTCTAAAGGTGTATATCCTGCATTAGATAAATCAGTAACAGTTGCATTACAATATTTCAATTGTACTGCAGTAAATCCGGCAGTATATAAATCTGTTAACAAATATCCTACCTGGATTAATTTATATGCTAAGGTAGTTAAATCATTAGATGCGTATCCAGAATTCAAAATATCATATACCGAAACTGTTGCATTATACATATCGGTCAATGAATAACCTGCATTAATAATACTGTGTATTGGATAAATACCGGTTAAATCTGTTATAGAATATCCTGCTCGTCTTGCATCAGTCGCACTATAATTACGAGAATATAAATAAGCAGGACTATATACCGACAAATCTGGAACACCTAAACTTGCAATTTGAGAAGAACTAAATCCACCATTGGATAAATCTTTTATAGAGAATCCAACAGTATATAATTGAAAAACGGAAAAACTAGCGTCGTATAAATCAGAAGCAGTATATCCGACTAATACCATATTTAGTAAGGTATTGGAAACATCCGTTGCACCATACCCTGCTTGCAATAAATTCTGTGCAGTAAACCCTGCTAGTTTCAATTCAGTTAGACTAAATCCTAAATTAATAATAATACTGAGTTTACTTAAATCTACTGTACTCATGTGAATATATTAAAACATTACAAAATCTAGTATACGTATAAAATTACGCATAAGATAATATAATATAATTTCTAAATCTCTTTTCTTCTTTTCTTTTTTTGTTTGTTTCTTTTCTTCTTTCTTTTTTTCTTTTATTTGATTATTTCTTTCGTTTATACTACAAAAAAATAATCATATTTATTATATCTAAATCTAAGCAGTAGCTAATGATGCAATCGCAGATACTATTTCAGATAAAGTATACCCTGCACTACGTAATTCAGTAGATGTGAATCCTGCACGAGCTAAATCTAAAGCACTATATCCAGCTTGTTGTAAAGCACTTGCAGTGCTTGAACGATTATTATTGACATTAAATCCTGCATTTACAATTTGTGTAGCGGTCAATCCTGCTGCTTTTAATTCACTTGCACTATATCCATACTTTACAATATCAGTTGTACTATAAGAAGCATTCATTAATCCCTGAGCAGAACTAACTATATCTGTGAAAGAATATCCAGCACTACGTAATACAGATACAGAAACTCCAGCCAATACTAATTGTGTAGAACTCGCACCATTTTGAGCTAATTGTAATACAGTATATCCATTTCTCAATAATTGTACTACGGTAAATCCGGCATTAATGAGAGATAATAGAGAAACTCCAGAATTCGTGTAATCTTGAGATTTATATAACGAACTAGACAAATCAATTAATTGATAAGGAGGAACAATATCTATTACAGGATAAGAAGCATTATAAAATTGTAAAATAGTATATCCTGCATTCTTCATATCAGTCACTGCAAATCCTCCACTTTTCAAATCTGCTGCCGAATATCCAATAGTCTTCATTAATACTACACTATAATTCGCTTGGAATAATTGAGTAGTAGTAATATTAGCAGCAGAGAAATCGGTTGCGACGTATCCAACATTACTAATATCATTCAGTGAATATGCCGTTAATATATTAGGTATACTGAATCTAACGGATTTCAAATTAGCAACTGTATATCCTGCAGATTGCAAATTAACACAATTATAACTTCCATCTTTCAATTGTTGTAGACTAAATGACATATCTCTTAATTGAGAAGCAGTAAATCCAGCAACATTTAAGTGTCCGGCAGTGAATTGCGAATATACTAAATCGGAGAGAGAATATCCATCAGTATATAAAGTACTTGCACTAAATCCCGCTGCAATATATTGTGACGCGTTATATCCTAATCTATTTAATTGAAGAATAGTGAAAGAAGCATCTAATAAATTCTGAATACTAAACCCACCAGTTACTAATTGTTGTGCAGTATAATAAGAGGTTAATTGAGTAGCAGTAAATCCACCTAATCTCAAAACTAAAGGTGCAATATTGGCATTACGAATATCTTGTAGTGTATATCCACCATCTAATATTTGTGCCCATGAAAATCCAACATCATAAATCAATCCAACACTGACTTTCTTGGAATAATAATATGGAACAGTATAAAAAGTAGTATATGGCGAAGTATTTTGATGAGTAGTATCGGTATCTGAAACCATGTAAATTTTAATTTTGTAATTACGCGGAGGAATAATATTCTGTAAATTCACGATTTGTTCTTGTCCTGGTGCAGGAGTAATACTCAATACAAAACTAATAGAATCACCGTCATATAAAGGTACTGGTTGCATATTTGTAGTAGAAAGAATATTACAAAACCGATTCGGATCTGCAAATCCAATTTGATTCATTAATTCTCTACAAAGATTATTTGGGGTAATCGCATATCGCGTCATATATTTCAGTCCACTTACATCTGTTAATAATCTTGGATCTGTACCTACATTCATATCTACGTTATAAAATGACGCAGAAATATCATACCATGAATGTCCAGGTGCAGAACCATCACATTGAGCCTGGACATTATCTTCTAATGCTTGTTTATTATTAAACAAATCTACTCCACTATACGTACCAAATAAAGATAAAGCAAGATACCGAATAAAATCATCTTTTACAAACATTTTGGTGGGAGAATATCTTTGACCAGTTCTTTCCATGGTTGCAATTGGGTTTACAGATAATAATCCAGAAGATAGATCTTGATCCATCATTGCATTTGCAGGATTTAAATCAAAAAACTCGGGCCATGCATTCATATTCACATAATATTTCAGATCTTGTGCAGACAAATCATTAATATTGATGGCATCGGTTTGAAATTGAAATATATTTCGGAGATCACTGGTTTTCATATAAAATACTCCAGTTGCACTTGTATCTATTACTGGGATTTGTTCAGTAGGTATATTTGCAAGCAAAGTTGTAAATTCATTAGAATAAAATTTTTTAATAACAAAATCAATGTTCCCTTCCATATAGTATATATATTGCTATACTCATTTATCATTTTACCAAATTTTTTATTTCGCTTTATATGGAGATAATAAATAATACATAAAATTATATTTGTAGTAAATGAATTTCTTCTTATCTATTTTGGTTTTTATATTTATTCTATTTTTCTATATACATTTACAGTATCAATACAAGACTAGTAATGATTTAGAAATATATGAATTAGATTACACTACAAATAAACAATTACAAGAAATATGTCATTTGAAACAACCTGTATTATTTCAATTAGATCATTTAAAAGATCTTGAATCTTTTTTTCATGCGATTTCTCTGAATCATATCTTGAGAGAATGGGAGAAAGAAGATGTATTTGTAAAAGATATTCGTGATTATTACAAACCAAATATCACGACTATAGATTCAGTTTCTCTTTCAGTTTCTAGTGCGAAAGGTCTAATGGATACTGATCCTAAAGGTCATTTTTTTTCTGAAAATAATTCGGATTTAGTGAGAGAAATTTCTAGTTTTTCTAAAATAGATTCTTATTTAGCAACTCCTTGGAATATACATAAATCATATGATTTGTTGTTTGGATCTAAAAACGTACATACCTCCTTAAGATTTCATACAGATACTAGTAGGTTTTTAATTATATCTACTTCTCTTACTACTTCTTCTACAGCTACAGAAGAAATATCATCATCTATTCGGATTAAAATGACGCCTTGGAAAAACCGAAAGTATTTAGAAATAAAATATGATTATGAAAATTATGAATTTTGGTCTCCTACTGATATCTGGAATAATCCTCCCGACAAAATGAAATGTTTAGAATTTGTTGTAAAAGAAGGATTTGCTATTTATATACCACCTTATTGGTTTTATACAATTGAATTTAAAAACAGTGATGTTTCTGTCGCAAGTCTAACATATTCAACAGGAATGAATATGATTTCTAATCTCCCAAATTATGGATTGTTTTTTTTGCAACAAAATAATATCAAGAATTTGAGAGAAATGAAGATTAAAAATATATATTCTTCCGAATCTAAAATAGAAGAAGAATCATCCTCTGTTTCTAAAAAAGAAGATATTTCTAAAGAAGATTCTTCTACAAAAGAAGATATTTCTCCTGAAATTAAAGAAATGTTGTCTGTAATTACTCCTGAAAAACAAAAAATAGATCAATAATATTATATACCTTATCTTTTCACCAAATAAATAATATTATGGACGAACTTCTCTCAAAACACACCACAAAAAATATATATTTAATTTCTATTTCTACTTTTTTTTTCTTATTACTTGATTTTATCTTTTTGTATTCTAATCGCGATACGTTTGAAAAACAAGTAATTCAAGTACAACGTGTTTCTCTACAAATGAAACCAATTGGTGCAATATTATGTTATTTGTTTTTAATTATTGGATTATATTTTTTCATTTTGAGAGAAAGAAAAACACCTTTAGAAGCTTTTCTATTTGGAATTGTTATATATGGTGTATATGAAACTACTACTTATACATTATTAAAAAATTGGCACTTTACTACAGTGGTAACTGATACTTTATGGGGTGGAGTGTTGTTTTATCTTACCACTTTTTTCACATATAAGACAATGGAAATATTCTGATCTAATTCTAATCTAATTCATTGCCATCATATTCTCTACTAATGTAGCGATTACTTTATTTAACAATAATACGATTTCAAACATATTTCTACAATTCATATCTTCAATAAATGCCAATTCTTCATTATCTAATTCCATTAAATTACGGATTGTATGTTGAACTCGTTGTTCTAAATCCGTATTATCTATACCAACATATCGGGTACCTTTATTTTCTTCTCTCACTATAACAATTTCTTTTTCTTTTTCTTCTTGTTCCACTTCTTCTTGTTCCACTTCTTCTTCTTCTTCTTCTTGTTCTTCCGATTTATCTTCCACTTCTTTTGATACTACAATAATAGAATTGTCTTTTTTTTTATGTTGTGGTATTACTTTTTGTCTAATAATCTTTAGAAATTTAGTTGATGTAATCATATATAAATTAACTGTCTCATAAAAAAGAATGCTAATATTTTTACTTAGTAAAAAGAATGGCTAAATAAATTCTTTCTCTCAAAAGACTGAATAAAATATTTAGTTGAATATAATATATACTAAAAAAATGAAATTATTATATCCAAAACAAAGTATTTTATTTTTATCTTGTGTTTTGTTATTGACATTGTTTGTATCCTCTGTTTTTCCTAATTTACATGAAGGATTAACTAACGATGAAATAATACAAAATGCTTCGTTAAATGGAAATACGGTTGTTGGGGAAGTAGCAAGAATAAGAAAAGGAGTTGATAATATTACCCATTTTGAAATGAATAAGATAAAAGAAATACAAACTGCAAATTATAGTGGTAATACTTTAGCTGTAAGTAAGGGATTAAATACTATTGCCGATGTGCAAAATAATATGCAAAATGGAGTTAAACATATTACAGGAAGTATTATCAATAAACTTGTATAATAATTATTGGATTTATCATTTTTTTCTACATATAAATAAATGATAAAAAAGTCAAGAAAAAACAACAAAAAAATATACAATAAATTTAGCAATACTAAAAAAAAAAGATACACGAATCAACAAAAATCTAAAATCGTTCAGAAATTCATGGAATTATTGACTATGATTAAATTATATCACTGGAAAACACATTCATATGCTCAACATAAAGCTACAGATGAATTATATGCGAAATTAAATGAAAATATAGATAAATTTGTAGAAGTCTTACTTGGAAAAGCGAAACATCGTATTACTATGTTGGAAAGTAAAATGCGAATGTATGATTTAGAAAATAAACTGGAATTAAAAGAACATATTTTTGAATATCGGCAGTTTTTAATAGATATGGATCGTTGTTTTTCTCTCAAAAAAGATTCGGATTTATTCAGTATTCGTGATGATATTTTGGCAGATTTAAATCAATTTTTATATTTGTTGACGTTTGATTAGATTTTATAGGTAAAAGAAAATAAACAGAAACAAAAAAAAGAAAGAAAACAAAGAAAAAGAAAATAAACAGAAAATAAAAACAAAAGAAAACAAAAAAAAATGAAAGTGAAAAATTTAGAAATAGACTTGACGGATTTTAATACAGATCAAATGCATTATTATTTGGATATTGAAGTATTACATGAATATATAGACGAATATCATTATGAAATAATAGTAAGACGGGTAGATAATGGAGGTAAAGATGGATGGAAAGAAAATATATTTGTATTAGTGAATTATCTTTCTCTCAAAAAAACAGAAAAGATAAATATAGGAATTTGTGAAAAAGAAAAGGAAATATCTGAAAAAAGAATAATTATAGAAACAAAAGACAAAATAGAGAATTCGGGAGAAGAAAATGATTATTCTCCCATTTATAACTTACCAATTATTCCAGAACCAATTGCTGTTTGTAGAAAAGATTTCAATGATATTTTCAAAACCGATATTGTAGTATTACCTTCTAATTTATATGCAGTAGGAATTCATTTCAGAAAAGATAGCGACAAAGAAATAGAATGGACAATGCGAGAGAATAATGATCTACAAATATATATGTATAATGAAGGATATGGGAATTATTACGACGTAATTTATAGTATTAATTTAATTCTACGAGTGATTTCTATGCAACAAAAATTAATTCCGTATTATTTTATTATTTGTAGTGATGATGGATATCCAGAATATCAATATATGAATAAAAAAGATAAAATGCCTAAATTAATGGAAGATACCGAATGTGTAAATATATATAGATTATCTGCTTCTTCTTCTTCTTCTTCTCTGATAAAAGATACTGAATATCCAGTATTTCATAATAAACAAATCATACTAGCACAATCTGCGATGAAATATATTCCAAATGTGATTCCGATAATTGATCGGCATTATTTATATTGTAGTTTATACAAATCGTTTCGTTCTATTCATAGAGGAATACCATTCTCTCAAAAGATAAACAAAATAGTATTTGGATGTAGAAAAGAGAGAGGAAGTAAATATAATTTTGTAGAGAGACGTGATATAGAAATAAATCCACGGGCTTATTTTTATAGCGATTATTGCGACAAAAAAAATATGATGTATGAAGAAGATGGATGGATAACAGAATATGATATGATTACTTACAAATATATATTGGATATTGATGGAAATGCAAGTACATGGGATGCAACTGCTTGGAAATTAAATTCAGGATCAGTTATTTTCAAAGTGGATTCAGTATGGGTACAATGGTTTTATCCAGAGTATTTAGAATATGTACATTATATTCCTATAAAAGATGATATGTCGGATTTACAAGAGAAATATCAATGGTGTGAAACACATCCAATAGAATGTGAACAAATCGTGGAAAATAGTAAACGATTATTCCAGAAAGTATACAAGATGTCAAATATAATTAAATATATTCAGGATATTTTGTAGCACATTTCTTAAAAATCATCAAAAAATTTAAATATATTATCGGATTCAGTATCCACTGACACTTTATCACTAATAGTATCAGCTGATACTTTATCACCAGTAGAAGCATAGTCAACCGCATTATAGACTGCATAATTAACCGCTAAATCTTTACCAATTTCTGATGTATTTTGTTGTATTTCAAATTGTGTTAATATTTTGAACATATCATCATTTACTTCAGAAACATTTTTATCGGAAATATTAATAATAGTTTCATTATTTGTAGTGGTTATAGTACAATTACGAATATTTATAAATAGTTTTTCTTTATTATTTTTAAAAATTTTCTTTATATTTAAAAAGCCAGAAGAAGCAATATTTCCTTTTATTGCATTCTCTAAAAATCGTGTAATTACATACCATTCTGTCTTTATTTTGATAATAGTATTCACAAATAAATCACCAATTTTAATTTTATATTCAGTAGATGTTTTTATATATTCATTGTTTACACCTATATTTATAAATAAATTATTAAATATAGGTGTTATTAGTTGATCAGTTGTTTTAAATAATATAAAATTAGTTGGTGTAAAATAATAAATAGTATAATCGTCAATTACTGTTTTATAATAGTTATCTTTTATTTGAGTATCATTTTTAATATTTACTAATCCATTAGTTAATAAATTATAACCATTTTTATCTTTTTTACTTTTTGTTTTATTACGATTTCTTTTTTTATTTTTAAGGGATTTAGTTACCATATGAATATATATATTTATAATAAGAACAAAAAAATGGTTAAATATCCTAAAAAAAATGAGTACCAAGTTTTATTTTTCTCATAAATTAGTAGTAGATAATGTGTATAAATACTGATCTAAATGAAATAATTACTTATATACTTTCACTTTGTTTACCGAGTGTTAAACAAGATTTACAATTACAACAAATAATATATATGGAAAAAGTTAAAAATGAAGAAGAAGATGCTCAAATAATGTCGTATGATAATTTTAGAAACAAATGCAAATTTAAATGAATTAATGTCAAAACAGAAAAAAAAATAAAATCAAAACAGAAAAAAAAATAAAATCAAAAATAAAAGGAGGGGTCGTAGGGCATTTCATAGTAACACCTTATAAAGGTACAAAATTACTATTATTACTATCATCATCATCATCATCTTCTAAATCTGTTCCTGAAACAGAATTATCATTACCAATATTCATAATAGAAATAATAGTAATGCCATTCCAAGCGTTGTTTTTACAAGCACCAAATTGTTTATCTAATAGTGCATATAATTCTTTGGTTTTGTTCACACGAGAACCATAAGTACTACGATACCATTCTGTGAATTCATAACAAACAGTACTTTTCTTCAATTTACTAGAAGCATCTTTAGTGATTTTCTCTCCAATAAATTCAGAAAGAACATCTTGATTTTGACGATATTGATTACTAGAAGCAGAAACAATATCACATACTTTACAAATACCATGAGTAATAAATGCTTTTTCTACCAACATAGCCATAAATACGAATTTCCATTCATCAAATTTCAAATCTAAATTATCTATTTTTTTAAATTGATATGGTTTTTCAGGATCATTACTAACAGGATCATCTGTAAATAAAGATTTAAATTGAATAACACGAATACGTCGCCAAGTACCATGATCACGACTTTTGATTTCTAAGAAATGATTGGCCATAATAATCGCATTTGCTTGTGGAATAAATTTCATTAATTGACCATAAGGAGCACGACAAGACATTGGATCTGTACCACTAGTTAATTGTTTCATTGGTCCTTCATTCATTTTATCTCCTTCTGATGGTTCAGAAGTAATAGCAAACCGAACACCAATAATTGCAAATAATTCAGGAGTACTTTGTCCACGTTTAGCACGTTCTTGAGTATAAAATCCAACATCTAATTCTCCAGCATAAGTACCTAATACTAATTGCATTAATTTCACCAACATAGATTTACCGTTTTGTCCAATACCTGTATAATAATGTAAACATTGATTTAAAGCAGTATCTCCAATTAAACAAGACGCTAAATGATTCCATACATATTGACATAATTCAGGTTCTGGAAATAATTGTGCCATATATTGATGTATTTCATTCATAATAGGTTGATGGATAGAAGGATTTAAAGGAATATAATCACTATCGGTACATTTAGAAATATAATCTTCAGGATATCCTTTACGAAAACATTCGTTTTTAAAATCTACAACTCCATTTGTAAAACACAACAAATATTTGTTTTGGTCTAATTTATCTAAAAATTCTGAATTATAAAAGATTTCTTTTGCTTCTTTCATAATATTATCCTTATCTTTGGTAGATCCTAGAGTAAATGCAATATCTAATACTTTATTTGCTCTTCCCATAATCAATTTAAATTCTTCTGATTCTGGATCTTTCTGAGAAGCCCGTAAAACTAATTCACTGGATTTGTTATTATATAAATCTCTCAATTTAGTAGATATTTTATTTCTTAAAGAAGTTCCACAATCGTTTTTCACCCAACGATGATGAATGAATTGATACCATTCATTAGACCGAATACTTACAGATACAAATTCATCTCCACATAAATGAAACAAAACAGTTGCAATATCATAATCACTAGAACCTTTGGCATTTTTTTTACGAGGATTATTGATTTGTTCAATTGTAATCGTTTCAATAGTTTGTTCAATATAATAATCAATGGTTTTTTCACGTACTTTTTCGTAGTCTTCATAATTATCGTTTTTTGCCCAATACATAATGGATTTTTTAGTGAGTCCAAATCCATTTGTTTTCATATCAAATTTCTCCCATTTTTCACATATTTCAGATATTTGTGTAGAATAATTAAATCCAGGATGTTTTGCACTGAATACTAAAAATACAATCAATAATCTATAACTGATATTTTTAAGAGCAAATCCGACTTTAACCCATTTATTATATGATCCCTCACCATAAAAGGATTCTGGTAAGATCATGGTGAATTGATATGTTTCTTTTAATTCATATTCAGAAGGAGATAAATTATCTAGAAAATTACGAAGACATAATTCTAATTCTTGTTTTGTACGTATCTGTCGCAAAGTAGCTATAGATAAATGGAAATTACCACTATTCTCTAATTCATTTGTATTGAATCCTACTACTACTCCTCCTCCCAAATTCGGTTCAGGAGATATAGGTCTTTTGTTTTGTATACTAGTTTGTATTTTAGTCAACATAGAATCTCTACAAAATACAGTTGGGAAATCATTATATCTTGCAGATAATTTTCGGTAATGACTCTTAATAAATTCAGTTTCTTCTTTAGAATTTGGAGTTCCAACAATAATATTTTTTGTATTCCATTGTTCTAAATCAAAATCAAAAGAGCATTCAAATGCATGAGTAACACGATAACAAGAAATATCATCTGCTTTTTTAGAGAAATATTTCAACCATCCATTAGTACCACTACAAATAGAATTATCTAATACATCTTTCCAGCCTTCAGTATTAATAATCGGCAAATTATCCCAAATAGTTGGAATAACAGTCAATAAATGATTTCGTAACCATTCATGATATATTTGATCAAGTGCTAACCCAATAATAATATGAAATCCATCATGTACTATAGATTCCATTCCTTTAATAACATTTCTTGGTGCGGGTTTTTCTTGAATATATATTGGAAATACAGTGTCTTCTTCTATATCAAATGTACGATGAATTTCGGCTAAATATTCTTGGATTAAAGGAATTACATGTTGTTCTACCGAATATAATCTCTCAGTATTTTCAGATGAGAACCGTAAATCAATATCAATTAATAATGGACCAGCGGTTTTTTCGTCTTTAATACGTTGTCGTTCAATAATATTATGTGTTTTTCTAGGTTTTATTATTTCATTAAAATATAATTCTTCAAATATATCTTCGTCTTCTTTTGAAATATGAAAACTACGTTTAGAATATTTACCGAATTCGGTATGGGTAATTGCTTTATCTTTATCTTTTGTATCATTTTTATTAATTTGATGTGTAGTTAAAAAGGCTTCTAAGTTTGCATCATTCATCTTCTGTATCAGGTCAATTCAGAAACGGAGTTCTGAGACGTATAGTAATATAAGGGGATATATTTATCTTGTTTTGTTTTTTGTTAAGTTGAGATACTTGAGATAACGAATAACAAAAGAACAGTATATTTTATTTCAACAAATATAACGGATATTTTTTTTCAATTTTTTATAAAAAAATATAATTTGTTTATAAAAAAATATAATTTGTTTATAAAAAATATAATTTGTTTATAAAAAAATATAATTTGTTTATTACACCTTTTATATTATAAATTTGCCATTAATGTATGTTTTACTTGTATCGTAACAATTTATATAATAAAAATCAAAACATTCTATTTCTTCGTAGGATGAATATATATAAGTATGTCTATTTTCAGAAAAAGATAATATTCCAAGAAAAACCTTTTTATCTAATTTATCTAATCCTTTTTGATTTCTATATTCGTTTATTCCATTAATAACAATCAGTTTAATTTTAATATCTAACCCTTCGCAATTGTCAGAAACAGAATCACAAACATATTTCCCATAAAATATTTTTTCACAATTTTCAATTCTATAAATAAAAGTAATAAAGGGCATAATATAATTTGTAATATAAATAATTTAATTTTAAGTCATTTTTACAATATAAATCCAAACAGAAAAAAACAACAAATACAAATAAATATACTAAAAACACAAAGTAATTATTACAACAACAAAACAAAATATAATCAAAACAAACAACTCAACGCTATTATTTTTTTGCAACGATTTTCTTAGTTTTAGAAGAAGAAGCAGAAGAATTTGAAGCCAACATTATATTCTTTTGTAGTTTTTCTCGTTCTAATTTATAAACGACATATTTCTTTTCAAAATTCTCCAAATCATTCAACCACATTTGTTTCAAAGAAGTATTCACTAATATTTTCAAACGTTCTTGCATTTCACGACTATCTCGCATGATTTTATCAACATTTTCTTCAGTAACAGAATCCATTTGCATTTTACGTAAATAAGAAAAGGAATTTTCCAACATAGTTAATCCGAAAGTAGACAACAAATCATCTACTTCTTTACTTGTTTTACGTCTTAAATCAATCTGTCCATCTAATACTCCTTGAATATATTTAGACCGATTAGATAATTCTAGTAATTTATTGGTAATTTCATTCACAATCGCCGATTTTCGTTTTTTATAAGTATCCATACGTACTTCATAAAATGCATCAATAATTTCTTGTACACTTTCATATTTATGTAATCGCATTTGATAATCAAACAAATGCATATTTGTAGTAGATACCGTAGTAGTTAATTTCAACAATTTTTCAAGTCCATTAATATCATCGGAAGAATTAGCCGACAATAATTCATTTAATTTTCCTCCTTTTGGGAATACTACAGTAATATTCACATTCACTTCAGTTGACATATTTGTCATATCTTTTAAAACCGGTGCGATTTTTTTCCCATCTTTATCTATTCCACCATCTACTAATTCATCCAAGAAACTGATATAATTCATAGTCCAAGTACCTACAGGTAATTCAACAATACGTATTGTATTCTCGTCTATTATTTCATATTTGCCTTTAATCAAGAATTTATTCTCGGCTATTTTCTTTACGGTACCTAAGAATCCTTCATAAAATGGAATAAAATCCACTACATTATAATTATCAGTAATAGTAGTAGTCGTATCTATTAATTTGTTACGGATATATTTCACAAGATCTAAAGGATTATAAGATGGAATAGAAGATGAAAATCCAGTTCCAATACCAGAACTTCCATTCATTAGAATAAAAGGTAGAATAGGTACATAATATTCAGGTTCAACAATAGTTCCATCATCATTCAAATAATTCAAAATCGCATCATCGTCTTCTAAAAACAAACATCTAGTAATTGGTTCTAGATAAGTGAAAATATATCTTTCTGAAGCACTATCTTCTCCACCTTTTAAACGAGTCCCGAATTGACCACTTGGTACAAGTAAATTTAAATTATTAGATCCTACAAAATTCTGTGCCATATTTACAATCGCACCATTCAAACTAGCTTCCCCATGATGATACGCACTATTTTCAGAAACATATCCTGAAAATTGTGCGACTTTAATTTCATGAGTTAAACGCCGTTTAAATGCACAATATAAAATCTTACGTAACGACGTTTTTAATCCATCTACTAGATTCGGAATAGATCGTTCGTTGTCATAAACACTAAAATGTACCATTTCTTTTTGAAAGAAATGATCATAAGAAATATGAAGAGAATTTGTATTTAAAAACGACGTTTTATCATAATTTGCCAACCAATTTTTACGATCTTCTGGTCGTTTTTTATTAAACACCATATCTACAATATCATCACTAGAACTACCAGTATATTCAAAATCCACTATTTTTTTGTTGGAGAAATATTCCTTGAATTCTGTAGCAGTACTTGTACCTAACCCTTTGAAATATTTCAATGTCCATTTCTTAGGATCGGATTCAGAAGATACCCAATCACGATATTCTCCTTCATTATAAAATACCACAGATTTTCCACCTTTAGATGCACGAATAATAGGAGTATTCATGAATGAAATAAATCCACCGATTTTATATAAACTTGGCCACATACTATGAAACAAATTAATACATAATCCTTTGATATGTGATCCATCTAAATCTTGATCGGTCATAATCATGATTTTCCCATAACGTAATCGTTTATGAATATCATTTATATCTTGATAATTTCTTCCAATTTCTAATCCTAAAACCTTAATTAAATCTGCTAATTCGCGGTTTTTTTCCAATACATCACGAGTAGCACCACGCACATTCAAAACTTTCCCTTTTAAAGGATAAATACCGATTAAATTACGATCTTCACTTTTCAATCCACTAACAATACCAGCCATTGCACTTAATCCTTCTGCTAAGATCAAAATACATTTTGAAGAATTATCAGTTCCTGCAAAATTAGCATCTACTAAATTAGGAATACCCCGTACATTTTTTGTTTTAGATCCATCCATTTTTTTTTTACTTTTACCAGCTTCTTTGGTTTCTGTTAATTGACATGCCATATCCATAACACCTAATTTAGCGACTTTTTCAACAAAAGAATCAGAAACAGAACATTCAGATCCGAATTTAGAAGAAACAGTATTCATACATTCTTTTGTTTGACTATCAAATGTCGGGTTTTCAATATCACATCTTAAAAACAAAATCAATTGTTCTTTAATAGTTGCAGGATTTACTTTGACTTTTTTCTTTTTCTCAATAAAATCCACTAATTTTCGGATAATTTGTCCGAGAATATAATCAACATGTTTACCACCTTTATAGGTACAAATACCATTAACAAAAGAAACTTGACAGAATTCTTGTGTAGGAGACAATGCAATGGCATATTCCCATCGTTCATTTGGAATTTCATATATTCTAGGTGTTTCTGTTTTAGATCCAATATACAAATCAATATAATTTTGGAAATTTTTCACAGGAATAATATTTCCATTATATTCTATTTTTATTTTTTTCACGGAATGATCTGTAACTGCTGCGATATCATATACTCTTTTTTTCAACAAAGAAATAATATCAGATGTTAATCCGTTTTTTAATCCAAAACGTTGATAATCTGGAATAAAAGAAACCGATGTATAAGATTTCGTTTTTGTTTTAGATATTTTAGGCGAATCTACTTTTTCTAGATTTTGATGAAATTCTTGTTCATATTTCAATCCACGAATATGATCTACTGTTTCAATTTTAGAATAAGTAGACCAAATGAAAACGGCTTTACTACCGATACCATTAGATCCACCTACTACTTTTTTTTCATTTTTGTCGTAATTCGTAGAAGATCGTAAATTCGCAAAAATCAATTCTGGAATCCAAATACCTTCAGTTGGATGTTTTACTACATCAACCCCATTTCCATCATTTACAATCGTAATCATTCCGGTGGTTTCATTAATAGTAATATCAATAGAAGTTACTAATTTCTTATCTGGATTTGCAGATTGTATCATACGGATTACGTGATCTCTTGCATTTACAATGACTTCGTCAAATAATTTATATAATGCGGGAATATACGTAATTGTTTTTTGTTCTATTTTATCATTTTCCGAAAATACCCATATATTTGTAGTTAATAATTCAACAGAACCAATATACATTCCTGGATTATCCAACACATGTTGTTTATCTGTTTTACGTTGATATTTTTGGGCAAGATCAGACATTATTTGGTTTAGTAGATTAGATTAGACTTTAGATTAGACTTTAGATTAGATTGTATTAAAATATAAGTTTATTATAGGTTTATCTTTAATAACATTTAAATAATCAATTTTTTTTCAAAAAAGAAAAAAATAAACGGATAAAATATAAGAATAGAATAGAAATGTTATCCATTGCATTTAGAACAAGAGGATATGTAAAAACAGATGACAAAACATATAATACTACAAATACAGATACTCCATTACAAAAAGTATGTAAAACATGTTCAAATAACCCAACGAATGTGGTGAAATATAGTCCATTAAAAACAACAAAACATACGGATAATATGTCTCAGAAAATGAAATATGCGTCTTTTATACGCCGTATACAAGAAAAAACGATTTCTCCAGTAGATGCAATAAATTTCCGATTTAGAAATCTATAACAAAATAAATTGCAAAATAAGAAATAGGAAAAAAACAACTAAAAAATATATCTTTTATTTCTAAAAAGATATATTTTTTATTTCTAAAAAGATATCTATATGTCTGAATCTAATAATAATTCTAATCAAAATACCCAGAATTCTGGAGTATGTAATAATAATAATGCATCTAAATCTGATCCTAGTAATTATAAACAGACATATAAAGACAGCCAGTTCTTCAATAAGTTATGTAGTAATAATATTGTAACAAATAAATTCGCATTAAATAAAATCAATAATAAAAGTGCAGCCAATACACAATCTTCCAAATTCACAAGTTATATTGATAGAAATACGTTCACTACGATTTATGAAGGTAAAGTCAAAGAGTTACTAATGACATTTGCAACTCCAAATAGTGCAACTATTATTTTTTATCCAGTTGGATATCCGAAAACAATTACATTGAATTTACAAAGCCAAACAGATCCATTAGACACACAATCTATAAGTATATTAACATCTCCCTATATATTTCAGAATCTAAAACCACATAGTACATATGATATAACGACCATTGCGAGTTATAGTTCTAGAAATGTATACACCGAGAAATTCGCAAATGCAATAGTAACATTAAATGAAGGACCTGCTACAAATATAAAACTATTTAATATTACGAATCATACAATATCTATATCTTTTGTATTTCCCATTGGAGTATATAATTCTGTAGATATACAATTAACAAATCAAACAGATAATAGTGTTACAAATATAACAAATATAACTACAAGTGGATATGATCTTACTGGATTAAACATAAATACTACCTATAAAATATTATTAACGTCAGTATATATTGTAACAAAGAATAAATATAGTGTATCTTTTTCAGCAAGTACATTATATGAAGAATTTCCAGAGAATATAACATTTACCAATGTAACAAATGTAAGTGCTACTATTTCTTACCAATATACTGGATTACCAATATATAATAATATAATAGTAGTGAATAATACAGATCCAACGGAAACATACAATATAAATACGTTAGAGAATATTATAGTACTGGATAATTTAACTCATAATATAACATATAATGTATCTATTGTGTCTGTATATAGTAGTGGTAATCGGTTTCCAGTAGAAATACCAAATGCGTTTTATATATTAAATGAAGGACTTCCTCAACAAGTGAATATAGAGTATGTAAAAGGAACATCTATTTTGTTTTCTTTTACAAATGCGATTGGGAATCCATCTTATTATGAATTAGTCTTGACAAATACAGAAAATTCATCGGATAAAATAATAGAATATATTACTATAGATAATACCAAAAATATAATAATCGGTAATGAAAATAATAATATTAATTTATCTTCTAATTCAACCTATTCTTTTGAATTAAAGTCCGTATATTTACAAACTGGTAATACATATATATATAGCACACAGTTTAAAACATTAAATGAAGGTATTGTACAGAATTTTACAATAACTTTTATTGGTAATAATTATATTTCGTTTACATATAAAAACCCACCAGGTAATAAATATTTTGTAAATTTAACTGCAAATAGTAGTTCTGATTATAAAACTCTTCGTATAACGTCTAATTCATATGTATTAGAAAATTTATTGGTAAACAATACATATACGTTGAGTATAAGTATTATTTACCAAGCGTCTAATACTACATATACATATAATTATCCATATCCAATAACCACATTATATGAAGGACCGAGTGTGATTAGTAGTATAAATAATAATATTACCGATATATATGCATATATACAAATAACAAATCAATATTCAGTTCCAGATCAATATATTTTCACAAGTACAAATAACTTAGATAATACTAAAATAATCACAACAGAGAATAGTAATGGTAATCCAATCGGACAAAATGGTATCAATATACTAATAAGTGGATTACTTGGAAATTCAGTATATACAACTACATTACAAACTATGTATTCAACTAGAATATATCCGAGTATTCAATCGTTTCAAATAAATACAAAAGGTTATCCTACAAACTTATTAATCGGTAATTATATAACAGATGTAAGTGCATCTATTACTTTTGTAGCACCTAAAGTATTACCGGATTATTATATATTAAATGAAAATGGAAAAATACTGGATATTTCGTTGAATAAAATCATAACTACTAATATAAACAACGGTTATTTGGAGATAAATGGATTAACCCCAAATACATTGTATAGTATGACATTTGGCCCTTATTATGCACTAATTAATACTACCTATGCCATACCGTTTCCATCTTCTTTCATTACAAAAGGTCCAGTTCAAATGATGAATGTATCTAATATTACGATATCCACTGCTTCTTTATCTTTTTCGTCTCCATTACTAGCAGTCCCACCAAATAATGATTATTGGAATTATAATATATATTTATATAATTACGATTATGGAAATAAACCAATCTTATATAATACGCAAAATAGTGATCCAAACAATACTTATTTAAATGAAACAAATACTAATTTTATATTTACAAATTTAACTAAGAATACGTTTTATGTAGTAGAAGTAGATGCAGTTTATAATTATAACAATGGAGAAATCGCGCCACAAATATTTACGAATTATTATGATTTTATAACATTAGGATCACCAGATAATTTATATTATACAAATATTCGTCAAAATGCGTTTACATTGGTTTGGACTACAATATATAGTAATCCAGAATATTATTATATAGAATATACATATAATCCAACTAGATATATACAAATACCTAGTAATCAAATAAATATTGTAGGTAGTGTAAGTAGTTATACATTACAAAATGCAGATATTAAACCGGATATTTCGTATAGTAATATTACTGTATCATCTTATTATCCCGCAATAGATATTTCTTATATAACTACAAGTACACCATTAACCCTTGCTACAAATGCACCACCTATATTTTCCGTACTCACCCAGACCAATACAACTATAGATATTTCATTTGTAACTCCTTCTAAAAATATACCAGATACTTATATTATTACTTTGAATAATACATCTTTGAATAATACATCTTTGAATAATACATCTTATAAACAAGACATATCTCTCAATACACTAGGTAATTACACAAATAGTAATAATTATTTATACACGATTACAAATATATTAGATAATACAAATTACAATATAACTATGAGTTCTTATTATAACATAAATAAATATGAAGTTTCTGGCAATATAATAAATGCATCTACGCATGGAACTCCTGTAATACTATCTTTTTTTAATATATATCAAAGTTATGTAACAATTGAAATACAACCTTTATTCATCCAACCTGTAAATTATACTTTATATATAAATAATCAACCATATACGTTTCTTCCATCCGAATTAGATGTATGTGGTAATTACACTACTCCAATTATTCCCCGTAATTACTATTTAGTTTTAAATACAATATATCAAATTACAATTATAAGTAATTATCCAAATATGGAATCATATACATCTATTCAAAATACATTTATTACACCGGGGAAATGTACTAATTTATCTTTTGTAACTACTGATATTTCTTGTATAGTGACATTTCAACCACCATATTCTAATCCAACAAGTTATAATTACACACTTTCTAGTAGCGGATCTATATCTAAAACAGTTTATAATATACCCGTTTATAATAATATAGATAATACCAAATATTTTTTAATTAGTAATTTACAAACATCGGCAGTATATGATATTCAAGTAATATCCGTATATCCTACAGTTCAAACAGTAAATGGAACAGTGACAAATGCATATTCATCTGATAAAGGTATATTTTATACAAAAGGAGTACCTACTAATATAAGTATTAATCCGGCATTGATTTATAATACATATTTCAATATAAAGTTTACAACACCATATAATTGTAGTAATTACACCGTATATGCCTTATCTATAAATAGTGAAACCCCAATCACGCAAAATTTCAATATACAATCTCCAGCGAATACTTTATCTGATGTAAGTTATACATTATTAAATAATACATTACTAGAAGATACTAGTTATAATATATATATTGTATCTAATTACAATAATTATGTTGGTAAAAATAATAACATATTACAAATCACTACATATAATACAAACCAAATTTTCAGTATTAATAATATAACGGATGTTTCTGCGAATATATTAATAAAGGCTCCCATTATTATTCCAAATAGTATTCAATATACGATCGGATCTATACAAAAAAAAAACATACCATTTAAAACTATACTTTTTGGAAAGTATCTTCAATTTGTTATCAATGATTTGTCGCAAAATACTCAATATAATAATCTAAGTATTACTAGTAATTATACGGTAAACAATGCATCTTATACGTCTAGTAATGTACAATTGGCTACAAAAGGTATTACGAATATAAGTACAAGACCCCTAGATACTAGTGTAACCGTATCTTTCTCTATTCCATTTATATCTCCTGAATTATATTATTATGTATTAGGTACAAACTCTCCAGTTTCTATTTTTCCAAATAATAATTCATTTACTATAAATGGACTAGTATCCAATACTTTTTATCCTACACTATATATCCAAACGAAATATTCCGATATTAGTGGTGTTTATAATTCTCAAATAGTATCTTTTTATACGAGAATGATTCCAGTAATTATAAATTATCAAGCAAGTGATATAGATATTAGTATTAATTTTACAAAACCAATATATACGGCTAATGTAATTTATAGTTATACTTTAATTGCATATATAACCGCATTAAACCAATCCCAAATTTTTACACCAAATATTACTTCAGATGGAAGTTTTAATTTATATATACCTACCTTAACTCCAAATACGTTTTATAGTACTTTTCAGATAAATATATATAATACCGATATTAATTATACGTTTTCTAGTAGAAATCTTACGTTTAATACGATGGGTAATCCTACCCAAGCTATTATGAAAACTCCTCCAAATAATAATAATAAGACTGCTATTTTATCTTTTTATCCACCATTATATCCAGCTGATTATTATATAATAACGAATCCAAATTCACCATTAGACTCTAGTTATATATATCCAAACGATATGTCGTATAATAATAATGTGTATAGTTATACATTAAATAATATTGCGAGAAATTATTTGAATTCGCCATATGATATGTCATATATAGGCATCACTATATCTAGTTATTACAATATATTTAATAAGACAATTCCATTAAACACATTTAATACATTTAATATAGTGAATTCAAATTCAAAAAATGTTATATCTATTGCGACAAATAATACAGGTAGAGTAATCACATTTATATCTCCTCCAAATATAGTATATAATTCGTTTGATTATGGTAATAGTTGGAGTCAGACTAGTATTCAACTACAAGCTCAGGATAATCGTTTGATAAAAGTAGTGATGGATAATAATACAGGAAATAATCAATATATAATAAGTTTAAATTTTGTATATAAATATAATACTAATAGTAATCCAAAATGGAGTAGTATATTAAATTTTTCAACGCAATATAACGATATTTGTATAGATAATAGTGGACAAACCGTGTTTATTGGTAGTAGTAGTGGGGATAATCAAAGTCAATATTCTACAGATTTTGGAAACAATTTTAATACTTTACCATATTCAATAAACAAATGCATTATAAATGACCTATATTTATATGTTATTGGAGGTAATACATTGTATCAAATACTGAAATCCAATATTAATCAACAATTAATCCAAGTGTATAATGGAACTAATATTACAAATATATGTACAAATAAACAAAATACAAATTTATTATTGATAGATAATAATGCAATTTATAAGTCTACGAATGGAAACATATGGAATTTAGTACCAGATAGTAGTTTAAATTGGAATAGTATTAGTAGTGATACAACGGGTGATAATATAATTGCGATTAATAATAATATTGGAGCGTATATATCAAATAATGGAGGAATCCATTGGAATGTCGTTTTATCTTCTACATCTTTACCATTACAATCGTTACAAAATGCTATTATTTCTGGAAATGGAAATTATGTATATGCATATGATACCTCTTATGTGTATTATTACAATATTCCCTTAGTAAAAAGTGCTGTTAATAAAATAAGTGTAGCGAATACTGATAATACAAGTACCTATTTATCTTTCAATCCACCATCCTATATACCAGATTTATCCTATACGATCGTATTATCCAATATTCCAAATTCAGAAACATATACATATTATACAAATACAACCCAATCTACAAATATATTATTAACGGGATTAACCCAAAATACATTATATGATATATCTATAAACGCGAATTATAGTAATATTCCTCAAAGTTTTACAAATGTATTAAGTAGTGCATTTTGTACAAAAAGTGCACCAATTAACTTATCTAATACTAGTGTTACAGATGCGAGTGCGCTTATTCAATTTACGGTTCCAAATATTATACCAGATAGTTATACTTTAGATATTTGTGGCACTATTACAGAAAATATCACGCTTAATAATGACAGTCAGAGTATACTACTTGGGTATTATACTTTAAATGATTTAAGTATAAACACGAATTATGTCGTGAAATTATATAGTATTTATAATGGATTTTTAGAAGGTGGATATGTATCTAATGATATTTCATTCAATACACGTGGATATCCTAGTAATTTATTTGTTTCAAAAATATATGATACTAATGTGAATCTATCTTTTTCAGCTCCATTAAATACGACAAATCTATTATTATACTCTATCCGAGCTTACAACTCTTCCTTTCCGAATCTAACCGTTACAAAAAATACCACAAATAATACGGATTATATTTTTATGGATTTATATGCAAATAATCAATATGATATCACTCTTACAAGTCGTTATACGAATCCAATGCAGGATATTTCCAATAATAATCAAATAAATCAAACTATTATTACAAAAGGTGGATGTACTATAGATGTAAGTAATGTATATAGTACAAACCAACAAATACCTAAGGTACTTATTCATATAACTTCTCCATTATGTATTACAAAAGATAATAGTTTATTAGATTATTATGAATTATATATAAATAATAACGTGTATAAAACTCAGAATAATATTATAGAAATTACCGATTTAACACAAAATACTATTTATAATTCAGTATATGTACAAACGTATTATTCTAAGGATGTTTCTTTTAACATTTCTTCTAATTTAATAACAGTAATTACTGAAGGATATCCTTCTAATATTCAAAGCGATTATGATAAAATTACAGATATAACTGCAACTATTAAATATACGCTTCCATATACACTTCCTGTAGCGAGTACTGGTGGAAATAATCTGTTTTATACTTTAACTTTATATGATTCTAATCAAACACAAATCGGAGAGAATAGAAATACTATAAAAATAACAGAAGCAACTACTTCATTTATTAATTTATCTCAATCATCTGCGTATGTATTAACCCCAAATACTCAATACAATATAACGATACAATCTAACTATCCCTATACAATAAATAATTATTTATCTCCCTATATTCCATTTATTACAGCTAGTCCTATTTTCAACTTCACTACATCTAATATTACCGATATAAGTGCAACTATATCATTTACTCCTCAATTACTCCTTCCCCTGTATTATAAGGTGATAGTGACTAGAAATTCAGATAATTTTAATATCTTACAATATAACATTTCAAATACTACATATTCTTATACGATCGCGAATTTACCAACAAATACGTCATTATCTATATCTATCGTCTCTGTCTATCCTAGTATCAATTTAAATTCTAATTCTATCTCAATTACTACGTATGGACCACCTACAAATATTAATATTTATTCTATAACCGATGTTAGCGCAATAATGTCATTTTCACAAATAAATACAAATACGATTGCACAATTAACAAATACAACAAATAAAAGTAGTAAAACTATACCGATTCTTTCTTCTCCTCATATACTTACTGATTTATCTAGTAATTCAAATTACGAATTAATATTACAAACATATTTTAATACAATCAATTTATATTCAAATAGTAATATTATTGGATTTGCGACAGAAGGACCCGTATCTAATATTATTACTAAAAATGAGGAAGACGCAATAGAAAAAATATCTTTTACTCCATCCGTTTCTACTCCAAATAGATATACTTTAATTGTATCTCCTTCAACTATAAAAGGAATAAGTAGTTTTTCCAATATTACAAATCCATATATATTATCGGATTTATCTCTCAATACCCAATACAATATAGATATACAAACGAATTATGATAATAATTGGAATACGATTTTTGGATAGGATAAAATAGAAAAGAAAAGAAAGAAAAAAAGAGAAACGAAAAAAATGAGTTATATATATTTTTTTAAATAATTACAAATATATATATGGAATGGTTCTTAAATGGTCATGTATAGGTATATCTCCTTCAGGAACAAATATAATTGCTTGTAAAGACAATAGTGGAATTTATTATTCTATCAATAATG